TGGTGATACTTTTGCCATTTATTATATTATTTTTGAAAAATTTCCATTATTGTTATATTTAGATAGACTAAAATTAACGTTACTTTTTAATTCTCGTGTTTGACTTGGAGTGTATAAATGTTTATTACATGCCATTACTGCTAATCCTGAACTGATTGCCGCATCAAACTTCGTTCTTTTATTAATATCAAATTTTGCCCAGTCATTTAATGTATCTGAAAAATACAAATCTCCATAACTTCCGTCTTCTTGTTCACCTACATATTTGTTTATATAACTTTCTATTGCAGATGCGTGTGCTTGTCTAATATCTTCACTTGAATTCGGTATACCTCCAATTTCTTTTTCAGTAACCGATAACTTATTCCATTTTTTATCAGGTCTATTCATAGAATATCCCCTGTATCCTCGTCTTTTTAAATAATATAGTAGTCTAGGTTTGTTATTTTCTGCAAGTATTGGCATACCGTAAAAATGTAATGCCATTAATATATCTTCAAAAAACATTTCCGCTGTTTGCGGTCTAGCTATATATTCTAAAAAAAACATATTAGATGGAATTTCTTCCATGCTAAATTTAGTGAGACCGTGTAATGCCCCTTTAGATCCTTTACCGTCGGTAGTTCCAGATATATCATAACTATCACAACCAAACGCACCACAGTGTTCATTCCCGGGATATTTAATCCCATTTTTCTTTATTACTTTATTTTGTAAATGTACAGGTGGAACCCAGCTGACATTAAATCTTCCTCCAAGATTTGGCACAAACTCTACCTTTGTGTCTTTTACACCGTTCTGCCATTGAAAACTTCCTCTTGTTACTAAAGCACTGTATTTAGCCTCTTCATTAAAATCAACTTGTTCGTATATTTTAGCTAAATTGAATATGCTATTTTTAGCTTCATCTCTGAAAGCGTGTTCTTGTGTTCGGGGAAACTGTCTGTAAAATTCGTTTAAACCGTCTTGATCTCCTTTTAATCCTTCTACCTCATTTTCCCAATGTTCAATAACCCCGACATCGATACTATCTCCTTGGTTGTCTTTAACAATTTCTTTTGGTGTGTCAAAGACAGGTAATCCATGAGCATCAATGAATCCTTCGAAGTTCCATTCCATAGGTATGAACAAAGAATATAATCCCGAGCGAGTCTGTCCATTTTTATTTCTTTTTTCAACGTCTGATCCGTTATATAGTTTTCTAAAATTTTCTCCGCCTTTGTCAAGAGCGTTACTCGTTGACCCCATTAAACATTTGCCTATTATTCTCGAACCAAGTCTAAGGGTTGTTTTTGTGACACGCCAGTTATTGAGAATGTTTTCCGGACGCTCCCATTTTCCAGCCTCATCATGGACAAGTAGCGCGAGCTTTTCTCCATCGTAAGAGTTATCTCCAGTATTTTTCCAATCAATAGTAGTGTCCAATCCTTCCATTTCTTGAGGCTTATCTTTCGACTCAAATCTTTTACGTGTAAATTTTGAAGCAGGCACCCTGTATGCAAGCTCTGTCTTGGGGCGATCCATACCATCTTGAATAGGTCTGAAAAAGAATGGATAATTAATTGATATTGGTACCACTTTATCAGTGAACATTTTTTTTGCATCAGCTCCAGATTTTGACAGTATTCCATACCGTGCGTCGGAGGATATAGTAGCTAAGTTAACTGTTTCTGATGATGCCATAAACGAAAAACCTGAACGTCTATTCTTGAGATAACACATTCCGTAACACCTTCTATCTGCTTTACACGCTTCCCAATAAATAAAGAATAATCTATTGGCTTCTCGAAAGTCTGGTCGCCCAACATCAATCTTGGTCCACTGCAAGTACATATAGTGAGTGCCAGTAATATAAGTAGGAACCCCTTTGCTTTGGAACCAATGCCCCTCATCTCTTTTAGTAAATTCTTTATCAATATACGCGTGCCATGTTTGTTTAAATTCTTCTGGATAATTCTTCCAGTCAAATATGCTTTTAACATTTTTGAGCGCTTTAGGATACTCGTGTGGAGTCCATTTGTCATTTTTAGTATCGACGTCCCCTTCTTTTGGTAAAGCTATTTTTAAATTCTGTATGCTATACACCTCACCAATTTCACCGGTTTTAGATATAATAATAACATCATATTCTTTATTATACCCGTATTCCCATTTTTTAGATTTGTTTAATCTTTTTATGGTGTTTATTTTAATAGGTTCTATAACCTCATATAAACTTTGTTGATACATTACTTAGATCTTCTTTCAGCAAATCCCTTGAAAGTATTTTCAATCTCTTCTTTAGGCTTGTTTTCTAGTATTCCTTTTTCGTCTTCAATTCTACCTAAGATCTCAAATGCATCGAATATTGCGAGCTTTTTAGTGGCTGCAGCGTTCTTGAGTCTATCGGCTGAGATGTCATCACCAGTTTCAACAATAGGCTCTTTAGCAACTTTAACAAGTTGTTTGACCGCTTCATAACCAGCTTGGATTATATTCTTTTTCATTTCCTTGACGTTCATACTTAATAGATATTGAATTAGTAAATACTCTATACATTCTTTCACCATCAACAATAAATTCATATTCACTGCTTGGTGTAAATCCAATTAAGTCTTCCTTATCTATTAAACCGCTAATGTCTTTATCAACATGCTTTATAATGCCTTTTAGAGGCTGTTCCTTCTCGTTATTTAATATATCAGTAGATTTAATTGGCTTAACAAAACAAAAGCCCTTAGGAGCTTCCCATTTGTTATTTCTTTTATATAGAAATATTTGATCAGATTTTACAAAATATAAATCTTCTTTGTAATGGCTACGACTATTGCTTTCAATGCCGTGCTGATTATACCATCTTCTAAATACGTTGTGATGAACAATAACTTCATCTCCAACTTGTATTTCTGTTTCAATGTTTTTTGGAAGGCCTAAAACAATTCCAGTACGACTAACATATCGATGATCAGAGATTTCAGTATTAACTAAAAGCTCTTGACCATCTATATATTTTTTATTATCGTATCTTTCGTTTTTTGGTTTTATAATAAAATCAAATAAACTTTGCATTAATATTCTAAATTGTATTCCACGGCTATTGCCATGTTTTTATTAAAATCTTTCCACGGTAATACTTCATTTTTCTTTTTAATGTAAATAGAGAACTTATCATCACCTTCTACTATATCACATATCGTATGGCCACCATATACTTCTTGGCCAACAGCATAATGCATAGCGTCGTTTTTATAGTCTCTACCTATACTAATTTTTCTTACCAAAGGCATTATTATACTTTCTTTAATACTTCTGGTCCTACAATTTCTTCCCCACCTTCTTCTTCTTCGACAGGTTCGTAGTTACCGGTTTGAATATCAATTTTTATTTTACCGTACTTTTCTTCTAGCTTAGCTTGCAACTTATTCAAATCTTGTTGAACTTCTGCTGCAGCGTGGCTAAGTTGGTGTTTTTGTAATTCTAGGTTTCCAATTTGAGAAGCAGCATTATTAAGCTTGCCTACAAGTCCCTGTAGTTCTTCTAATTGTTCTTGGCTAATTTTGTTTTCTTGGTTTTCCATAATTTTAATGTAATTTTAATTTAACTTAATTGAATTTAATTATTCCGCCCACGGCATTTCCGAGACGTCTTCGTTTGTTGGTGTTTTTTGTTCGCTAATATTTTTGGTTATAACTTCTTGCATGTGATCAACTGGGTGATTAGCTTGAGCCCACTCAATAACATTTGCTTCTGTAACTGAAGACAAAGCAGTAAAAGTTTCAGAATTAGGTGCACCAATAGGGCACGCTCCTGAGAATTCTGCAGTGTAAGGATTCCCTTCGGAATCATTTTCGTCATCAGTTCCTACGTATTTAAAATTTACGTGTGTAATCACATCCGACAAACCGTCGAGACTGGGTGCTTTTTTCATAGCCGTGATAGCCCATGTGTAAGTAATTGCCATAATTTATTTTTTAATTGTTTGTGTTATAATTTATTATCACTTGTTTTACTGATTTTCTAAAGTTTCAAGTCTTGTCTTAAGATCATCTATAATTGTTTGTTGTTCTTTTATTGCGTTTATCAATACAGCTGTAAGTTCTCCATAAGCTACTGATTTTAAACCTGAGTCAGGGGCTTCAACTATCAACTCTGGTAATACCGCTTCTACTTCTTGTGCTAACACTCCAACTTTAGTTAAACCCGTATTAAAATCGGTTCTATTGTAATAAACACCTTTCATGGCTTTTACCTTATCAATAGCGTTAGGTATTTCAACTATATTTTCTTTTACTCTTTCGTCTGAGTTTTGCGTCAATGAACCGTTTATAGTCATATTAGCTGACGTCATATAAAATGTGAACCTTGTGCTTGCTCCTTGTCTCCAGTGTATATCGCCTACGTTTGCATCGAAGTATGTGTGTGAGTTATTTGTGTGAAACCTAAAGTAATTGCCAGATGTTCCACCCATGTATATATTAGACGTTCCGCCTGAACCTACTGTATGACTTCCTGCAGTTTGTAAAGCGCCAGCCATTGTTAAACCGACTATAACACTGGTACTATGTGGATCTAAATAATAATTAGTATTATTAACATCGTAAAATACTTGTGCTCTAATATCGTTTGTATTTATTAAACTCCCGCCGTTTAATTGTATTTGTGCATTGAAATAAAAATTTGATCTATCTGTGTAGATATGAGCATGTGATGTGTTAGCAGGCCCAAATTGAATCCAACCATAAGGTGTTTGTTGTCTCGTACCCCAATCACCAGCCTTAAGATAATAACCAGCAACTCCAAAATCTAAATTTAACATTCTACTTGTAGCAGCAAAGTCACCATAATAAGCGGTGTTTGTATCGTAGTATATAGGTACTCTTAAATCAGGTGCCCCCATTAATCTACCTGCATTATCGATATACGATACATCCGAACCATTTCTTCTAAATTGAACTATCAAATCTGAAGCTGAATCTGAAACCATATACCACCTATGTGAGTGATATTGTATTTTACCTTCAGTACCTGGATTACCCGTCCAGGTTGAAACTCTTGCCGATGTAATTGAAGAATTAGTCAAATTAATACCACCATGACCACCATTAGCATCAATAATACCAGCCACAGTAAGTGTTGATCCAAAAATTGCTGGATTGCTTTCTCCAAAATATAAGTTTTGTGAACTGTTGTGTCCGTAAAAATGCTGTGATTGAGCTACGTGGAATGATGTATCCCACCTAGGTGCTGTGTTGGTGGCTGCCCCTTTACACCAAATCTTTGATAAAACGCTTGTACCATCAGGATCTGCGTAAAAAGCCGTGTTTTGTGAGTCGTAAAATAATGGCGCCCTATATGAACCAGCCTCTAAACTATAACCATTAAATAATGTTTGTCTAGTGGTGTTGTGTGACACAAGGTACTGGTGATGAGACGTTGTTGTGCCAAAATAAGAGCCCGCATGCCCAGTGTGACAATACCAAGATGATCTCATTGCGTTAGCATCCTGAGCTACATCTATTCTTGCATGAACTGTACTTGCTACTTGCAACCTAGCACCCCAACCACCATCATCTGTATTATATGTTGAACTAGTACCAATTTTTACAAACCCATGAAGCTTAGCTGATGTTCCATCGCCTGGATTAACATAATAATTGGTATTATTTGAATCATAAAATATTGGTGATCGCATACTTGCAGCTGCAAATAAAACTCCACCATTACTTAAAGACATTTGTTGCACTCCACCGCTACTAAACCAATCATAACCACCAGTACCAAAATTTCTTTGTCTGGCTACGCCTGCATCTTGAATTTGATTCCAATAATTAGAACCGCTACCCTGATTAAATCCTGTTGACCAAGCGACACCGCCAGCCCCACCATTATTAATCCATAGTTTTACAATTTTACTTTCTGAAGCAGGATTTATATAATAATTTGTATCATTTGAATCGTAAAATTGCGGTGCTCTTGATGATGTTGTTGCAAATGAATTACCACTCGCATCATTATACCATTGTAAAGTTCCTGAACCGCCAGTTGTACCAGCGTTACCAGTTGTTGTCCAGTGTTGTAAATTACCAGTACCTTTATCAAACCTTACATAAACACCATAACCATCGTTATAAGCTCTACCATAGTGTTGACCATTTACGTGTATGTTACCACCGATTCCAGCACCTTCATAACTAATTCCAGGTTCAGATACCCAACCTGTTAATGTACCACTGTTTGTTGCATCACTACCATGTGCATAATTTAGCTGTAACCTAGCACTAGAATGACCACCTTGCATAAACCACTTACCAGTTGTTGATAAAGAAGTAGATGCGTTGGCTGGATCTAAGTAGTAAGCTGTATTACTTGAATCATAGAATACTCCTGTTCTAACATCACTGTTTACAATAAGATTATTTCTTGTAATATTAACTTGCCCATTTTCCAATATATTCATTGCTGTTTTAGAACCTGCAGCATAACTATC